TGCAAGCGGATGAGAAAGAAAGAGAACTGAAGTTTAGACGAGATCTATTAATAGCTGCAAAGGAAGAGCAAGCGTTGAATAATAAGATAGCTGCTTTAAAAAATCAAGGCAAGTTTCTAAAAGGAACGTCTGATGGAAGTGCTGCCTCAGCAGGAGAAATATATGCGAATAAGGGCGAGATTCTACAAGTTGAGTCAGAAAAAGCACGACAAAAAGCCATCACAGCAGCAGCAGTATATAATGAAACATATCAGGCAAAACTCAGAGAGTTAGAAAGAATAGAAATGGAGAAAACAGGCGGGCCTATTTCTGACGCTACGCAGACTCGATTGCAAGATGAAGCCATGTTACAAACTGATTCAAGCGCCATGGATAGCGCAAATAATGCAAATGCTTCAGCTCTTACTGAGTTGGAAATACATAAACAAATTAAACAAACAGCACTTGACAAAGTTGCAACCGACACTAAAAATTTAGAAACCAGAGCTCAAGCAAACTACTTTGACCAAGCAGGTTTACAGTTTTTAGAAAAGAAAATGGAACTGGAATCACAATTTGGTCCAATGAGCGATAAAGAGCTGGCAAACTTAGAAGCACAAACAAGAAAACAACATGATCTAAATCAACTAATAGAGATGAAGCAAGGAATTGCTGATTCTATAACTGGTAACATGGAAAGCGCTTTCATGTCTATAGTAGACGGATCAAAGAGCGCTAAAGAAGCCTTTGCGGACATGGCAAAAGCAATACTTGCTGATGTTGCTAAAATGATAATTAAGCTATTAATACAGAAAGCAATAATGGCAGCAATGGGAATGGCAGATGGAGGAATAGCAGAGGGAGGTGCTGTGGCAGCCGCTAATGGCGGAATATTCGGACCCAGATCTGGTAGAAAATATACTTCCGGTGGAATAGCTAGAGGCGAAACCCAAGGCTATCCTGCAACCCTTCATGGAACAGAAGCGGTAGTACCCCTGCCTCATAATAGGAAAATTCCTGTAGAATTAATGGGAGGGGCTGGAGGACAACAAAATAATGTAAGTGTTACTGTAAATATGGCTAACGGTGGTCAACAAAACCAACAAACAGGACAGGGGGACAGTAATCAAGCAAATCAATTAGGAGATATTATTGCTAAAGCAGTACAGGCAGAATTACAAAACCAGAAAAGATCAGGCGGAATTTTAAATCCGTATGGAGTAGCTTAATGGCTTTAGGATTCATAGTTACTAATATTACAGATAGAAAGATTCGTGCGGATAAAAATTTACGTAGAACTTTTAAACCCAGAGTACGTAGTGCAAAGTTCGGAGACGGATACGAGCAACGACGTGTAGATGGTATAAATAATATTAATGAGTCATACTCAGTTAACTTTAATAATAGAACTTCATCTGAAGCGGACGACATTATTGCGTTTTTTAACACTAATGGAGCTGTTACTTCTTTTGATTTTACCCTACCAGATACTAATTCTACTAGTTCTGTAACAGGTAAAGTTGACTTAGGAGGTCAAAGCGCTTCTTCTAAAACGACTTATACTTTAGATGCTGCTACAACAAATCTGGATATTTCTGTAGGATCTACTGTTACTGGGGGAAATATATCAGGAACTGTAACTGCGACTTCAATTTCTGGAACTACTCTTGTATTAAGCAGCGCACAAAATCTTGCGGATAATACTGTTCTAACTTTCTCGAATCCTAATGAGAGAAAAATAAAAGTAGTTTGTTCCTCTTGGAATCTGGGTTATATTAGTGGTGATTATTATTCAGTTAACGCAACCTTTGAGAGAGTTTTTGAACCATGAGTAAAGAATTAGCAACAGATCACTTAAAACAAGAAGTTTCTAGTGGATATTTAGAATTTTATGAACTAATAGTTGGAGTAGGCTCTAATAATGTTCTATATTTTCATGACGGAAAAAATGAAAATAACGCAGATATTACATATGATGGCAATACGTATATTTCTCTCCCAATTTTAATGACAGGAGTAGAGGTAAGTTCTAGTGGAGCTATGTCACGTCCTACTCTTACTATTGCTAATGTTGAGTCCTTACTTAAGACTCAATCAAAATTTAAGACGCAAATGGAGGACGGGACATGGGATGCGGTGGTAGATGGAGACCCAATGTCAGCAACAGATTTTCGTCTGGATAAATTAGTTGGCTCAAAACTAGTAAGACGAAAAACTTTAGAAAAGTATTTATCTAGTAATCCTGCAGTAGAATTTGCAAAAGATACTTATATTATAGATAGAATTCAATCAAAAAATAATTTATGGGTTGTTTTAGAACTAGCATCCCCTTTTGATTTAGCCGGAATACGAATACCCTCTAGATCCGTTATTGGAAAATACTGTCCATGGCAATATACAGCCGGCAATATAGAAAATACAAAACCTAAAGGTGGGTGCACTTGGGCAACTCATAGTCAATTCAAATATACAGATAGTGGTACCGCTAAGAGTGGACATGTTTTTGTAACCTATGACGATCAGCCCATCTTTAAAAAAACTGGTTCCGGTTTCACAACTTGGAGTTCCAGTACAACATATGCTTTAGATGCTTTGGTTAGTGTAAGTGGCTCTCCACCACTTTATTATCGTTCCAGGGCTCCTAGTAACTTGAATAAAGCCGTAACTAATGAGGTTTGGTGGACTCAGTGTAGGGTTTTTACTATATTTAGTGAGCATGATATGGATGAAGATGAATTCTATGTAGATGCGGATGATCCTAGAAAGAATGACATAGTTTTTCATAATAATTCAGTATGGAGGTGTATTAGAGAACATGTTGCCAGTACAAATAAGGCTCCACAGGATGGGTCATCATATTGGACACGTGCTGATGTATGTGGCAAATTATTACAATCATGCAAAATGAGGTATCAGGCAATGAGAGCAAATGCGGGAACAGGAACGGGCCTGATAATATCAGATGAGGTAAATACTGAAACTTCATTGCCTTTTGGAGGATTCCCAGGAAGTAGGAAGTTTAGGTAGTGGATTTTATTGGAGCAATACAAGAACACTTTGAAGCAGAGTATCCGAGAGAAGGTTGTGGAATTATCTCAGTTGTACAGGGCGAGAAAAAATGGTTCCCTTGTAAAAATATAGCAGAAGAAGACAATCACTTTATAATCGATACACAAGAATACTTAAAAATTTCAAGAACCTCCGATATAGTAGCCATTGTTCATAGTCACCCAGATCAAAGTTCCGAACCTAGCGAATTAGATATAAATAACTGTAATGCCCTAGGAAAAAAGTATTATATTTTTAGTTATCCCGAAATGGATTTAACTATTGTAGAACCAGAAAATCTCACTACAGATTTGTATGGCAGAGAGTATGAGTTCGGTGTGGCAGACTGTTTCGAAGCAACAAGGGATTATTTAGCTACGAAAAATATAGAAATCCCACCACGAGCTATGTTTGTAGATGATTACTGGGATATGGATATTGATTATTTTAATGAAGAAACCATTGCTCAATGGAACCATAAACCAGTTTCAAATTTAAATGAAATAAAAGAAAATGATGTATTAATTTTTAGAATTTTTTCCAATATTAATAATCATTGCGGAGTATATTTAGGAAATGATATATTTTATCACCATGCACAAAATAGACTATCTTGTCGCGAAAGTTTATTTCCAAAATGGTATAAATGGTTAATAGGAGCATATAGATATGGAGCGTAACGTTTATTTAGAAGGCGAACTCGGACAGAGATACGGTCAATCTATGACTATACATGCCGAAAACGTAAAAGAAGTATTTCGACTCCTAGACGTAAATAATCCTAATTTTAAAGAGTATCTAATTGATTGTGTTGATAAAAACATTGGATTCGCTATTGATGTTGCCGGCAATGAGTTAGAGTATGAATCAGAACTTTTACTTCCATTAAAAACAGGAGATATAACTATAACTGCAATACCTGAAGGATCTGGAGGAGGTTTTAAGAAGGTTCTTCTAGCGGCAGCAATCATTGCTTTCGCTTGGTACGCTCCAATGATAGGCTCTACTGCAATTGGAAGTGGTACTGTCGGTGGAACTACTACCTTTATGACATCAGGGTTAATTGCAGGAGGAGGAATGGCTCAATTAACGCTATATTTAGTAGGAATTAATATAGCAATGATGGGTATTCAAGAAATGATGGCTCCAGATCCTGCTACGGATAATGACCAAGAGTCCTCCTATCTATTCAATGGATTAGAACAGAATCTATTAGAAGGAGACCCAGTACCAGTATTATATGGACGACTACAAGTACCTGGTCAGCCAGTAAATTTTGAAGTTACAAATTCTAGGAACCATCTATTGTCTGAC